TATATATCCTGATCCAGCTTGTAGACAACGTAAAACATCTGCTGGAGGTAAAACCGACTTATCTATTTTGCAAAACGCTGGGTTCAATGTAAAAGCAAAACTAAAGCATTCTGCTATTCGAGACAGAGTAAATAATGTAAACTCAAGACTTAAGGATTCTAATGGGCAGAGGCATATTTTTGTTAGCAATTCTTGTAAAACTATATTAAAAGGATTACAACGTCAGGTCTATAAAGAAAATACCAATATTCCTGACAAGGAGGAAGGTTTTGATCATATGTGCGATGCGGTTGGTTACTTAGTCGACTATGTAAAACCTTTGACGATAAAAAGTCCAATTGGAACTCCGCAAAGATGGAATGTAAAAGAAGGAACGAATGGCATATACAAAAGATCAGGCTCTAGATACTCATAAAGATTATAAAGAAACAGTTAATAATTGGGAGTATTATATCAGAAGTTACAATGGAGGTTACGATTATACTTTAGGCCAATATTTAAATAGATATAACTTAGAACTTGATAACGAGTTCAATCAAAGACTTGCTAATACTCCTTGCGATAATCATTGTAAAAATATTATTCAAATATATTCATCTTTCTTATTTAGAGTAAAACCTTCTAGAGATTTTGGTTCTATGGCAGATGAACCTAGTTTAGAATCATTCTTAAAAGACGCAGACCTAGATGGTAATAATTTTAACTCAGTAATTAAACAAGCACAAAACTATGCATCTATTTATGGGCATTGTTTTTTAATTTTAGATAAACCAGCAATACAAACAAGAACAAGGGCAGAAGAACTTAATCAAGATATTAGACCTTACGTTTCAATCGTTACACCTGAGAATGCTTTAGATTGGAACTTTAAACGTGAGGCCAATGGTAAATACTATCTAGATTATTTAAAAATAAGAGAAGAGGTTGATAAAGAGGGAGGTATCTACATGAGGGTTTGGTATCCTGATCGAATTGATACTATCTATCAAAAAGACAACGATGAACCTTCTATAATAGATACTGCCGATAATCTGATTGGCAAAATACCAGCAGTTATTTTATACAATTCCAAATCGCACAAGAGAGGGATTGGCCAGTCAGACCTTACTGACATAGCTGATTTGCAAAAAGCGATATATAACGAATACTCAGAAATAGAACAACTTATAAGATTAACAAACCATCCAAGCCTTGTCAAAACTCCAAGTGTAAATGCAAGTGCTGGAGCTGGTGCAGTAATTGAAATGCCTGAGGAAATAGAACCAAATTTAAAACCATATCTACTACAACCTTCAGGAGCTAATTTAAATTCTATTATGGATTCAATTAGACATAAGGTAGATGCTATAAATAGGATTGCCCACACAGGAGCTATTAGAACTACCAAGACTCAAGTTTCATCAGGTATAGCCCTCCAAACAGAATTTGAATTATTAAATGCTAGACTATCTGAAAAAGCAGATAACCTTGAGATAGCTGAAGAACAATTATTTAGATGTTATGCTATGTTTCAAAATACTACTTTTGATGGTGAGATCAATTATCCTGATAGCTTTAATATAAAAGATTATGCACTGGACTTACAATTCTTTTCAATGGCAAAAGCAATGAATATCGAGTCGCCAACATTTAACAAAGAAATAGACAAAGAAATTATAAGATCTGTATTAGATGATGACGAAAAACTAAACCAAGCCTTTGAGGAGGTTGATGGCCAGGCAGAGGTAGGTCAGTTTAGTCAGGATGAAGTTCAAGAAGAAGATGTTGAAAATGAAGATGTATAATGGCGGACAAAGTCAGACAATTCACAATATATCGAATAAAAAATTTAGATAGAGCAGAACAAGAATATTATCAAACTCTTCAACGTACTTTAGATAAAATAGAAGATGACGTTGTTAAACTTGCTGGAAGGGAACTGCCAACACAAGCTGGTAAACTTATTGAACTACAATCTGCAATTGCTATTAGACCACAAATACGAACTATCTTACAAACAGAGTTTTTAGGGTGGGCAGACACTCTTACTAAAAAAGGTTTTAATAGACAGGCAAAAAGAATAGAACGTGCTTTTAAAGGTATTGGTAATATTCCAATAGAGTTCCAGGAACTAACAAAAGGTGATCTAGAACTTATTAGAAATTTAAAATTACAAACTTTCACTCAGTTTAAAGATATATCAAATACCTTTACAAAAAGGTTGGCAGATAAGGTTTATCAAAATACTTTAGTAGGCCGAGAGTTTGTAGAGCTAGAGCAAGAGCTAAGACAAACGATAAATGGTATTTATAGTAGGTCAGATGACAAGGAGGCACAAAAGCTAGTAGAATTTGTTAAAAAAAACAAAAACAAAAGGTCAATGCAAGTGTCAGTTGATAAGGCAGTTCAAACCCTTCAATCTAAATTTGGAAGAGATAGAGCTGGGGATAATATGAGAAAATATGCATCCCAGCTACTAAACGATGGTTTGAGAGAGTTTGATGCTCAAGTAAATGCTTATAAATCACAAGAAGCTGGATTAACCCACGTTAAATACTTTGGAGATATAATTCCAACCACAAGGGAGGTTTGCAAAAACATTTTAAGAGGTGTATATAAAAAAAGACAAAGCAACGTCTTTACTATTGATGAGGTTAGAAAACTTTGGAAGCAAAGATCGTGGTCAGGTAAAAAGCCAGGCGACCCTTTAGTTGTAAGAGGAGGATATAACTGCCGACATCAATGGACTTATGTAAGTCCTGATTGGTACGATAGTGAAGGCAAATTAATTATATAGGAGCAAAAATGTCAGAAGAGCAAAAGGTTAATCAACCGCAAAATGATGCACAAGAAGTTGTGGCTAAACAAACTGAAGCTGACGCACCAAAACCAGCTGGAACTTTTAATCAAGAAGATGTTGATAGAATAGTTAAACAAAGACTAGAGGCTGAGAAACAAAAACATCAGAGAATGTTAGATGAGCAAAAGAAAAAAGAAGATGAAGCTCTAAAAGAAAAACAAATTCAAGAGGCCAAAACAAAAGCTGATCTTGAAAACCTTATGAAAGAGAGAATAGCTGAGAAAGATAAAGAGTTAGCTGATTGGAAAAGCAAAGTAAAAACAATCAATGTAGATAACTCTATTATGGCTCATGCATCAAAAAATAATGCAATAGCACCTGATCAGGTGGTTTCTCTGTTAAAACACGAGGTAAACTATAATGATGATGGAAGAGTAGAAATACTTGATCAAAATAAAAATATTAGATATAACTCAAAAGGTGAGCTCTTTTCACTTGAGGATCGAGTTAAAGAGTTTTTAGATGCGAACCCACATTTCCGAAAAGGGTCTTTAGCTGGGACAGGATCGACCAGTAGCATCGAAGGTAAAACTGTAAAACCATTTAATATTCAGGATTTAGATATGAGCAACCCTGAGGATCGTAAACGATATGCAGAATATCGAAAGCAACGTGATTCAGGCCCTGTTCAGATAAACTTAACAAACAAATAATATAAGGAAAACAAACAATGGCAAATGAGTCAACAAGTTCAACCCTCAGCGAGTTGTACACAGAAATAGTCGCTGAAGCATTGTTCGTAGCAAGTGAGAGATCAATCATGAGACCACTTGTAAGAAACTATGCAGTAACTGGTGGCGGAAAATCAGTCGAAGTGCCGATTTATTCTGCTGTCAGTGCCTCAGATGTAAGTGAAGCATCTGATTTATCAAACACAGCAATAGACCCAACGTCAAAAACAATTACTTGTACAGAGCATGGAATTATGACGACGTTAACAGATCTTGGAAGAAATTCAGCTCCAAGAAATGTTGCTGGGGATATTGGTAGATTGTTCGGTGAGGCAATTGCAAAAAAAATTGACAAAGATTTGACTGCTCTATTCGGTGGTTTCTCAACTACTGTTGGTTCAGCATCAACAACTATGTCAGCTTCTTTAATTTTCCAAGCAGTGGCAAAATTAAGAGCAAACTCAGTTCCAGGTGATAACCTTAATGCGGTTATCCACCCACAAGTAGCATTCGACCTAAAATCAGGTCTTACAAATACTTTTGCTAACCCTAATCCAGGTGTTGGTAATGAAATTTTAAGATCATCTTTAGTAGGTCAAATAGCTGGTGTGAACAT